ATCTACGTACTGCGCGCTCATAACTAAATCCCACTTTGAAGCGCCAGTCCCATCCGGCCCCGGGATCACAGGTAATCGTCCATTTGCCCCTGGGGTCTGTGTCCTTGCGGCAAAGCCACCAAACGCCCCTCTGCTGATCCAATTTTTCGATGAGTCCCCGGTGTTTCATAGGGGCACAGTACAGACCTTTGACGCGTCAAGTCACGGCGGATAATTCCCTCAAGTCCGAAACCAACCGAGCACTTTTGTCACCCATTGAGGTGTCGCTTTATTCAGTGCCGCCTGGCGCTTCTTGCAAGCGCCGCAAGGCTTGATCCCGGCAGCCTTTGTGACTCCGGCTACGGCGTCGCCGATGCCTTTCCTTTCAATGTCCTCGAGGTATTCCAGTACCACGGCTGTCCCGTCTTGCCGTAGTTCGAGGTGCCATTGCCCTTCACGCGTTTTGATCCTTACTAGTGACATCAGAGCCTCGTTACTGAGAAGTATTTGGAAATAGCCCAACCCTTGCGTTCCGACTCTTTGACGCAACTCCTACCAATTTCGCCGCCGCAGTCGCACTGGTCGCACGTTTCGGCAGCGCTGCTCGTCACGCAGTAGGTCGGCGCCCAGGCTCCAACGTCATCGCTGCAAATGATGAAGTAAGAGGCGGCGATCATTGCTCGATCTCCGAACCCGTTGAGGCAGAGTGTCCATCCTGTAGTTGCTGAACATGGGGTCTCCTCCCAGGTCAACTGTCCAGTCTCATTGTCGCAGCTGAAAAACCCGGTAGGGAAATTGCTCACGCTGCCGCACCAGTTGCCGAAGTTGGATTCACCTACTCCCGTTGTCGGATCGTAGTTTGCAACGTAGTCACACCAGTCAGCGCCGATGCCCTTACAGAATTGAATCTCTGCCGTAGCATCGGTGCCGCCCTCGTAATCACAGGGCCCATCGTCGCAGCCCACCTTGAGCGCGTAGACGTTGCCCAGCGTGCACTCCGCTGCTCGATCTTGCACAGTCCACCGCGGCCCCATCACGCCGTGCTGGTAGTGCTCGACTAAGCCACCATTTGCGAAGAGGTATATCGGTTGAAGGCTGCCGACCGGTATGAGCGCAGCCGCTCGATCTTCCCACATGTCAGCAGGCCACGTTGCAGCGGCCACAACGCCGGGCCCATTGGCAATAGTCTCAGGCCATCCGTTGATGGTGGTGACAGCCGCTGCCATTGTGTTGATGCTTAAGTCAATGCTGTTCTGTAGTACGGCGGCAGCGTCGCGCGTAATGAATACACCGCCCGTTATTTCATACGTCCAATTCAAGTACGTGCCGCTCGCTGCTCGCTGCAGATACATGTAAGCAGGTGGTGTCCCGTACTCGCATCGATGGAAGTACTTGACGTCCACCGTCTTTGTAATTGCACCACTGGGCGATGGCACAAGGCTCACGCACCCCTCACACCCACTGGAGTTCAAGTTGTATTTCAGTGTTACCGTGTTCAGGTCGACTTCGCGCACACCAATATAGGAGAGTCCCGACAACGCAAGACCAGTGCCGGGATCGCCATACCAACTGCAACTTGTGAGGCTTGATTCAGACTGGTTTGAGGTGCTCACGTAAGGCACCACAAACGTCCATGTATCCATGTTAAACGATGAAAGGTAGTTTGCCTCGTAGCCTGGTGTGTTACAGACTCCCGATTCTGCCTCGTAGTCGCTAGCGCACCCACCCTTAGTTGGGCAAGCGCACGGAAGAGAAGGAGCAGGACAAGGGATCTCATCAGCGCAGAACTCAATGCCCACATAGGTGATCACTTCCACCTTTTTGAAATGCTCACAAGTGGCGCGATACCGCATGGAGACTTGGAAATCTCGCTTGCGTTCGCAACCTTCGACGGGCGGAACAGAATCGCAGCAGCATGTTCGCCGTCTACTCACTTACCACCCTGCCGACGGCAGTAGATGTAGCCGCCCACTACGCCGATTACGCCGAGCATGATGCCGAACCAAAGACTGCCGATGAGCGATTCCATTGATGCAATGATCATTTTTTTCCTTTGCGTACGAGTGTCTTCTTGCCTTTGGTTAGCCCAAATGAGCAACCGGCCCCGAATGTTGTGAGTAGCAACGCCGCCATCCAAATCGTGTATTGAGTTGTCGTCAGCATGCCTTATCTCCGTGGTATGTACATGTAGACCAGCGCACCGACCACGAGCACGGACGCGCCGATGCTCATGTAGGTGAGTGTGCTGTAGATGGGATGGGTGTCATCCGAGACATACGGTATGGCCTGGTGAACCGCGTTCGCTTGCGCCTCGATGCTGTCGAGTTCGGCGCTTGCGGCGATCAGGTGCGCCCGTGCTACCGCTGCGCTTGCGGCGCTCGATGTCGCTGCGTGCGATATCAAGGCCGTCTGCGAAGCGCATCCGCCAAGGATCAGGATGATGAACAGCGCGAGGTGAATCATGGGTGAGGCAATGGCTCTATTACAGGTTCCGGCGGCACTGGCGGCGCGAATACATCGTTCACGCGGTCATACGTGTAGCCCGGGCCGGGATAGCACCCGCGGATACTTCCGTCCGTCTTACATTCCACCCACTCGCCGCCGAGATTGTCGCGCACCCATGCAAGAGTTGGCGTAACGAGTACGCGTGTTACTGTGTTGCTAACGATTTCGGCTGCGAATTTGTCCATTAGTTCATCACCAAACTTCCTGATGTTGTGAAGGTGTGTCGGACGTAAACGCCGCCCGTGTAGGTAATCGTGCCGCCGGTAGCGACAGCAACCGTACCGGGATATTGGATCACTACAACTCCGTCGCCGCCCTTGCCGCCAGCGCCGTTTGCAGAACCGCTATTTCCGCCACCACCGCCGCCGCCGCCCAGGTAGTCCGTTCCGGCGCCGCCCGTAAGCGTTGAACTGTTGCCGCCAGCACCGCCGCCGCCGGCTCCTCCAGTTCCGGCAGTACCAGCAGTAGAACCGCCACCGCCACCGCCAGCGTAAGTTGAGCTGAGGTACGAACCGCCAGCACCACCGTTTGCAGTTGCGCTACCGCCGTTTGCTCCTGCGGCTTGGTTTCCTCCGCCGCCAGCGCCTCGGTATTGGTAGTTGCCATCTCCAGCGTCGCCGCCCTTAAAGCCTTGGCTACCAGTACCGCCAGTCTTTCCTGCTGCACCGTTTGCACCGCCGCCGCAACCACCGTTTGCGCCATTTTCAAATCCACTTCCCGCGCTACCACCACCGCCGCCGCCAGTGCCGGTCAATGAAAGAACAGATATTGTGGAGTTAGTTCCATTTGCACCCTTTTCAGTACTGACAGTGGCACCTGCTCCACCAGCACCAACAGTAACAACGTAGGTGGTACCCGCGGCAAGAGTTTCCGATGTGTAAGACACACCGCCGCCACCACCACCGCCGCCGCTGTAACTGGTATTTGATGGCCGACCACCACCACCGCCGCCAGCGACTACGAGTACGTCAGCAGTGGTGCTGCTAACCGCACCCAACATGGAACGCCGAAACATGGAGGTAAACATTACGGTATGGCCTCTGCTGTGATGCGTGCGAAGATGGTCGCTATGTGTCGGTTCTCGGCGTTTGCCGTCGGGTCGGCGTAGAGCACGATGGTTCCCCATGAGTTGGCGTCTACGGTCAGCATCTGCGCGGCAGTCCACGCAACAGTGGCAGTGCCGCCAGCAGCGTTGACTACAGAGCCAGTGCCTTCGACCTTGACCGTGCCCACGGTCATGTAGCCCTTAGGAGTTAGTCCCGCATTCGTCCAGTGCAGGTTCGCCCCGTCATCGTGCACGTGCATGGAGATCGAGAAGACCTCACCTTTGCAGATGACTTGGGGAGGGATCGGAGTGACTAGGGTTAGGTTGGCCATCAGCTGCACCTCAGTGGGTTTGGTCGATCAAAGAATGGGTAAGGTTTTCCGGCACTGTTGTAGACCACGTACACCATCACCTTCGCCTCAAGGTTCGTAGTTGTCCAGGCGCTTCCGCTCCACTTTGATCCAACCGGGCCGATAGTGATGATCGGTGACGAGGTACTCATGCCATCGACGTACGCGGAGTCGTTGTATTCCTCACGCAGGTTTCGACAAGTGGTGTAGGTGAACCGTGCATCGGTTGGTACGGTGATGCCAGAACCAAGTGGTGGCGGTGGCGTCCAGAGTTGGACCGAGTAGGTCCACCTATTCACGTTGCCACCCATGAGAGCCGCCGCCGTGATCTCGCATAGCGCACTGGTGACCACTTGTCCGCGCGCCATCGTGTCATCAGCCCAGCGCATGGCTTCGCCGAATCTGTTCGTGGCGTTCGCTGCCTGCTGCCAACCATTGCACACCACGGCGTTCGCCTTGCCGTACATACCGCCGTGGAATAGTGGCTGCGAGTAGGACATTAGAAGAGCTTCGGCGGATACGCCTTGGTGAGGTCGCTGAGGTTCGCCGGATCGATGAACGATGTATTGAAGTCAGTGGTGTCCGGGTAGCGCTGATACCAGCCGATGCTCGAGCACTGATTAATCTGTTGGCCACTGATCGTCACACCAGGCAAGAGAATCGGCAAGCCGGTGGGGTTCGGCGTCGGCATCTGCTCGAGGTGGAAGTACGGATCAAAGATCCATGTGTGCACTACGCGCCAGACCTCACGGTCCAGTGTCGCGCTCGCGCCCTTGTAGAGCATGGTTCCGATTCCGGCGCCGATGAAAGCGACGCTGTTGCGCTTATTGATAGCGCTGAACCAAGTCTGGAACGGCGGATCGACTCCATCTGTAGTGCTGATCAGCGGCGAACGATCCCACTTGTACTCCACCTGGTACGTGACTTGCGGCAGTTCCTTCACGCGCGGGTTGCCGTTCAGGTCGCGCTTCGTTCCGCCGATGTCAGCCGTTGGCGGCCATGCTGCTGTGCCGGCTGTCGGCAGCGTGACGCCTGTTCGATACTCGGCGTAGCTGCGTCCAGTGATCTGCCGCGTCTGCTTGGTTCCGTAGCCCTGTTTCGCAGCGTCGGATGGCTGCATTGTGAAATACTGCGCCTCGACCCTGAACGTAAACGGGACCGCTGTTTCCGGGGTCACGGTGACCGACCGGCAGACGAAGTTCGCGAAGTACGTCTGCATCGTGCCGTTTGGCGAATGGATCGCCGCCGGTGGCCGTGTGTTCACCATCGGCATCCCAGCCTGACTCAAAGTCGGACCGTCCCCTGGATAGAGTTCGCCGGCGGTGGTTGGTTCCCAGTACGCCAGGTAAACAGCCGTCAGCGTTGTCTCATCCGCTGCCGCGAAGTTGTAGACGCGTGAATCCTTCACTTCAATGATGCCGAAGACACCCATTACTGTGCTCCCCCGCTAGTGTTCTTGGCGATCTGTCGCAGTAGTTCTTCGCTACCCTGCATCCCGCGCCCAGGTGTTGGTGCACCGTAGGAATAATTCTCGGCGCTGACCAGTTCGCCAGCTTGTCCCATGAGTTGCGACCGAGTGTCCATCACCCCCTGAATATCGCCGCTGAATAACTTCTCAATCCCAGCGAACCACGTGCCGCCCATTTCGAGAAGCATGTCACTTGTCGCGCCTAGGTTTCCGCGCGCCCGACCGACTGCACCCATGCCGGCGTTAATGCCTCCAGCTTGGCGCTCGATGCGCGCCGCCTCGCCGGCAGCCAGGTCCTCTTTGGTCTTGGACATAGCGATCGATCCAGGCGTCACAGACTTGGCGATGCTGATATCCGCCTTTAATCGTTCAGCGTTTGCCATCATGTTGGCGCCCATCGCCGGCCCACTGAACTTCAGCGCCGCTGCGTTTAGTTCATTCATGCGCCGCTCGACATTGCCGAACAGCGTGCCGACGCCCTGAAATGCTGCCTGCGTCATTTGAAGCGTCGCAGTAATTCCGGCAGACCGAGCACCCGACGCGGCCGTGCGGTTGAGTTTGGTCAGTTCCGCGGTGGTCTTGGCGACGCCACGGGTCACTCCGGTCGTATCCATCTCTGCATAGATGACCGACTTCATGCTCTTGTCAGCCATTGTTCTTCCTCAGCCAGGGTGCGAATTGGCTCGGCTTCTTGTGCGTCAATGCGGACGCGATCACCGTCAGCAAGTATTCACACCGTTCCTCGCAGGTCAATTCCTCAGCCAGTCCGGCGTCCATGCCCTGCCTCATTTCGGGACTCCCGATTCTCCACTGCCGGCGTTCACCGGCTGAGTAAAACGCGGACGGTTCACCTCATCGAGCAGCGCCGATGCAACCTCATGGTCGAGCGCGCCCACATCACTACCAGGCGCGAACAGCGGCGATCCGTCTGGCAGGCTGAATAGGCGCACCCACCAGAACTGCATATCCGCAGCGAACCCGAGATCCGCAAGCGTGGCGCGCCTGACGATCACCTGACCGATGCCTGGTATCTCGACCGTGCGCGGCGCGGATGCGTTTACCTTGGACGGGTCTAGACTCACTGAGCCTCCCAGCTGAGTTCCCAAGTACCGGCGCCGGAGCCGTCATCGCTGAACGTGGCTGAAGTGATCTGGACGTTGTAGTCCACGGAGCCGCCGTCCATCGTGTTGTTGTAGGTCACACCACCCTGGTCTGCGAACTTCAGGGTGAGGACAGCATTGACGCTGTTTAGAAGAGTCGTCGGGAACAGATGCGCCCTTAGCACCGCGTCCACGGTTGTGTCCTGACGGAACAGAGTGACGGTCCCGGAAATGCGGACGCGTCCCGGCGCGTACTTCTTGCGCCAGTCGCCGATCAGCGTCACCTCGAGCGATTCGCGCTCCGTCGACATGGTGAAGCTACGGCACTTCACCGTGGTTGAACCGCTGAACGACAATACGCCACCGAAGCCTGAGATGAGTGCCATTAGATTTCCTTTCCAAGGATTGTGAGGGTGACGGACACCACGCGCTCTGCGTCGCTCTGCCCGTCATCCGGTGTTTCAGTTCTTGCCGTCGCGTTGACGCCCGACAGCACCAGTTTGATGTCTTCCACGTTGTCGACATAGACGCCGCCGAATACGCCCACAAGATCCGAAGCCACTGTCCAGGCGAGCAGCGACGTATCCGCCACGCAGTCAGCGGTCACCGAAATTGTGTAGTGCCCTGCGTCGCCTCCGATCATGAGGCAGTCGATATCGACCTGCGACACCTCGTAGACGATCATCGGCGTGGTATCGCCGGCGCGCCGTAGTCCCACGCTCACGGGGTAGGTTCCCGAAGCGATCAGGGTGTATAGCGCCTTCATGCAGTTGCTCAGTGCCATTACTTCGCCCCCCCGAGTAGCTTCCGCGCCTCTACCAAGACCTCGCGTGCCATTGCATCCGTGATACGGTGGATCGCTGATTGTGCCCAACGCAGAGCGCGGCCACTGCCATTAATCCTGCCGCCCTTCGCTGTGCTCTCATCGCGGAAGCGTGGGCTAGTCCAACGACCGCGGAAGTCACGATCGATCTGTCGATACCAGGTGTTCCCGGCTCCCACATTTCGGTTTGCCGTGCTTGTGTACCGTTGACTACTCCCGAAGTGTTTAAACCCGCCTTCGAGAAGGTGGAACACCCGCTGACGGCCGCGTGCGTTTGCTCCGCCACGCTTGCCGTATCGCACGCCGAGTTGAACCACTAGCGGTGCGGTGTGCCCAGATCCACGGCGCTTGATGACGATGCCCGTAGCCGCCGCCATTGCCTTCCGGTGCGTGTTCTTGCCCCTGTATGGACCTGTGCCGGTAATGCTTCGAAGTTCCGCTACGAAGGGTCTGAGCGCCCGGCGAATACCTACCCGTCGCGCCTTCTCGTTGAGTTGGTCCGACAGTTGACCCAGCGCCCTCATCACGCTCGAATTGTCGACGCTGAGGTTGAGCGAGGATGAACCCTGGAACGGTGGCCGGCTCGTCTGACCAGGCAGCAGCGGCATCACGTTGGATTTCCAACGCCCCACCGGAGTCATATCACGATCATGCCTACGGGTCACTGCGTCACCTCCGTAGCCAGAACGCGTAGACGCTTGCGGCGCCCGTTGTCCGGATCGATCACGCTCGAGATGTTGTACGGCGTAACACCGAGTAACAAACGGGACCGAGCAGCCACTAGTGGGCTATACGCCGTTTCGATCTCGAGATCGGTTCTGACCGCTACCCCCATGTCGTCGATGACTTCGCGCTGTCCGTACTTGATGATTCCACGGACCGTGCCGACAGTGAGCCAGGCTAGATCAGCCTGACCGAGAGCATCCACCGTCTGGGTGGACTGCTGAACAGTGAACACGTCGCGCCAGAATCCACAGCCGGCCATATGTCATCCGATCGATTGTGTGCCGTGCATCCGCCGAATAGTCTGGATGAACGGGTGAGGCTCCGGAGTTACGGCGTCATCGCCACGGAATGACTCAATGTGACCCACCTGAATCCGAATGGCAAGCCACTCCTCGTCGGTGATGTCCTTCAATTCCTTGTTAGTCGCGGCCATCCACGCCGACAACGACGCAGCCAACGCCGCGGCGATGGCCGGATCGTCCTCGTTGTGCGTGCGCTTTAACCAGGCGCGCACGTCCGCTAGCCCAGGTTGGGTGGCAGGTATAGACATAGAGCCTCGCTACTGCGGGGTGAGGTCGAGACCCCACCCCGCAGCTACTTGAGAGGATGATTAGGACGCAGTGACCTGGAGCTGCACGATCGCCTTCGCGCGGGTGAACGCGGAGTTGGCGAACATGGTGCCCTGGAACTTGACCTGACCTGAGCCGGCAAGCGTCAGAGCATCGCGATCGATGTTCATGCCGCCCCACTCGCGAGCGCTGAATGCGTCGCGGACGTTGCCGCAGATCAGCATGGTGTTCACGCCGCCGGCTGCAACAAGCTTGTAAGTGGGAGCAAACTCGGTGACGTACACCGGCAGACCCATGAGCGTGAAAGATGCACCAGCAACACCCACTGCATCAGCCGACGGGATGAAGACCGGCACGCTGTTGATTGTCAGACCAGCGATTGCTGCGTAGACGTCCTGCGACATAACCCACGCACTGGAATTCCAGTACGAAGCCGGCAAGAGGCTGTATCGCATCTCGCGCAGATTCGCAATGGTCACGCCGGCGGTGATAGCCGTTGCGCGCGTTGCACCACCAGCAGCAACAGCCTTGACGGTTGCGGCTGACGTGGTGGTGAAGAGTCCGACTGGCTGCTGAGTTGTCGCGCCGACCGGGGATCCGGTAGTTCCCAAACCGCCAACGTAACCGAACTCAAGGTTGCGTGCGAATTGGCGCATCAGATTGTCAACGATTTCAGCCTCAACATCAAAGTTAGCCTGTGCAAGCAGTTGCTTGGTCACGCTTGTGAACGGCAAGCAAGCAGCCGGTGCAAGCGGAGCCTCCGCAAACGCCGGATTGATTTCCGTACTTGCCTGCGTTCCGAGATCGCCAGGTGTCCACGCGTTCGTGAACGAGGCGGTTTCGAGTGTGTTGTAGCGCAGGGTCTGGTAGCCGGTGACTCCAGTGCGAAGTTCTGCGAGGTTGCGAACCACGGTCGCAGCGTCCAGGTACTTCATGATCATGTCTTCGTACAGCTTTGGGATCATCACCGAACTGCTGTCGGTTGACTTCAACGCTGCACGGACTTCAGGCTGACGGCCGCCGCGCATGTAGTTCATCCACTGGTCGCGGTAATCGTTGGTGCTGCGGTACTCATCGCGCTGATCGCGGCGATCGATGGTGCGCTGAATCGGGGTCGCAGCCTCGCGGACGCCATCAGCGGCAGCCATCGCGGCGTCACGCGCCTCGAGGATCTCCTCGATCTGTGCGACGATCTCGGCGCGGTTCTCTACTTCAGTGCCTTCGACGTTCTGTGCGCGCAGTTCTGCGAGCTTTGCATTCATGGTGCGGATGTTCATGGGCTTGATTACCTTTGTGATGAGTGGCGTTTCTTGTGAGCGGACCTGAGCAGTGGTGGCGTTGTATGCACCCTGCTCAACGATTGAAATTTCTCTGAGATTGACTGCGTTCAGCGTTCGCTTATCGCCGGACCACGAATCCCCACCAGCCGGAACGTGAAAGCCGAATGACATTTCCGAGACGACGCCGCGCTTCACCAGGTCGAGTACGTCTGCGTCGCGCTGAGAATCGCCGAGAGTCGCGGTGTATTTCAGACCTTGCGCATCCGACTCCAGAGCCAGTGTGCCGCTCTTAGTGTTGGCGAGAATCTGCTTTGAATCGTGCATGAACCACAGCGAAGCACCAGCTGCGATCGATGCGTCGAACGCACCAGGCGCGATGCGCTCCGTGAAGTTCCCTTTCGCACCAACCAGCGGCTTGCTCCACGAGTTGTAGAGAGCGGCGTAGCCGGTGATGGTCTTGCCTTCAACGGTGCCGATAGATGCTTGGCGTGTTTCGAGATCACTCATATGGTGGTTCGCCTTCGTCTGCGTCTGCGAGATTCGCAGCGGGTGTGATGCCGGAGATCACCGGCGCGGGATCGTCAAGACCTGCGATGCGTGGCAAGCCGAGCCGTACGCGTGCGTCGTTCGGAGCAAGCACACCGATACCGACCAGTGCTGCGTAGGCTTTGCCGGCCGTGCGGAAGTCACCCTGTGTGATAGGGATCAGATCGGTGACGATGCGCTCACCTGGTGGGAGCAGCTTGCGGGTGAACTCTGCATCGATGCCGGCGCAGAATGGAGCGAGGCAATGCGTGACATACGCCTGCGCGACCTCTGGCTGCGAGCGTCCTTCGCCTTGTCCGAGTAGTTGCGCCGGCACGGAGAATGCGCGCGCGACCTCTTCGACACCGAGCCGCTTGCACTCCATGAGCCGCGCGGCGGCGTCTGCTGCCATCTGGTTGACCTTCATGCCTTCGCCGAAGAACGCAGGGAAGCCAAGTTTGTCGGCGCCGCTGTGTTGCTCTGCCCACTTGGTGCGCATCGAATCGCGCGCGGTAGCAGTCAGTGGCCCGGGGTGCTCAATCGCAAGCTTTCCGACAAAGCCTGATTTAGCCAGTTCTTCGATTGCTTGGTCCAGGATGGCTTGGGTTCCAAGCACGCGAGAGCACTGGTCGATAGGAGACACCCCGAGCCATGGGGAGCGCGGGTCCGTCGAAGCCCGCACATGAACGATGGAGGAATCGTCCACCACTTGTCGGTCAATGATGTAGCGCGCCTGTGTTCCCTTGATTTCCACGCTCACTACGCTCGGGTCAATCGGTTCCAGCGCCACCGGGTCACCGGTGCGAAGGTCGCGCCGAATGAATAGGTAGCCGTTACCGAAGTAGAGAGCCGAGGCAGCCAGCCACCGACGCAGTTCGTACCCACTCAGGAAGGAACTACTGTCGCCCCTGAGGAGATCGATGACGGGTGAATCCTTGACGATGGATCCATCACGTCGCGTGACGGTGAGATCCAAGCGCGCTGAATCTGTACTGATCAGATTCACGGCACGCACAATGGCGGGGCAGCCGAGTAGATCAGTGGAGAGCGTTGTCAGCGTCAGCGGAGTGAAGCTGATCAGCGTTTGCGCTTGCGACCGATAGAAGAATCTGCCGAACCATGACGCCATTCCCCCACTACACCATGACAATTACAGAATGCAATGGTGCGCGCATACACCGCGCATACGGCGCGTAGACACTATTTCAGATTGTGTATGCGGCAAGTAGACGAACAGTATTCAGAAGCCCGGTTGCGTCTCATACATCGATCCTCCCATGATCTGTAGATCGTTTAACACGCGCGCGGCCATGACCTGCGCAGTGAGTGCATCGATGTTGCTTGTGCTCTTCTGTTTCACTGGCATCGCTAGTCCAGTAAGACCGACATACAGTCGAGCAGATGCCAAGCACGCACGCAGCACTGGGTCAGGCTTGCAGCGGATGCGTTCAGCGCGAATCCAATCGCTCCACACAGCCCAACCGCCACCCATCCACACGATTGTTTGCGGTGCTTTATGCCATTTCCACCCGTGTTTCCGCTCCATTTGGGCAGCCCACGCGCTCGCTTTCCCGACCGGATCAGCCACAAAAGCGCGGATATCGTAGGTCCGGCAGATGTCTACAAGCCTTGCTTCGACCAGATCGAGGTCGATTGTCGGCCCACCAGCCAGCGAAAGAGCGTGTTCATCGACCCATTTCTGCAGCGGTTGGCGCGTGCGCTTCTCATCGAAGGCGATATCAGCGCCGGCCCACCAGTGGTATCCACGCGTGTGCACCTTCGTCCCATCCCACACTGCGAGACACAGCGACGTGAGATCGCACTGCGAACCGAACGCGAAGCCTCCCTGGCTGAAGTCGACAGCCACCACACCGGCTGCGCCCTGCAACATATCCCAGTCCTCATCCACCGAAACACGGTCGAGAAGCTCGAGCGGAAGCGCGCCGGCGAGGTCATCGGTGAACGTGGCGAGCTCCTGAAGCCACGTTTCCTCCCGTGCTTTCGG